TTAATCTATCAAACTCTGCCAGCAACTTCTTCAAAAGAAATTCCAGTTCTGGTAGCAACAAATGTCAGTGTTACATAATTAATTGACTTAGTTGGCTTCAAGAAGATGTCGGCTCTAAACTCATTATTATCGATAACATCTGGTGTGTTATTGGTCTCATCGCAAATTACAAGGAAATCATAAACTCCTCTCTTTGCCTTAACATCACGTAAGTATGGTTCTACAATATTTACAAAGTTTGCTCTTGTGATCTGATCATTTAATTCAAATAGTTGTGCCTCAGCAGCATCTTGAAGTGCTTGCTCAACGGTCAAGAACAGTCTTCTAACATTGATTCTATCAAATGCGGAAGCATATCCTAGTGCAGTTTTATCGCCAAACAGCAATATTCCAGATCCTGGTTGATTTACAATTGGATTGATTCCTAAAGGATAAAGTTGGTCTCTTTGAGCTTTGTTGGGATTGTATGCCAACTTGATTGCATTATTCAGAACTCCTCTTTGCTGTCCTGCAGGCGAGAACCAAGGATATGACTGAATTGATGTTCTTACGCAAAGACCAGCAACATCTGGGTTGCAAGGAATATAACGGAATCTATTATTAAATCTATCAAAGGTATACTTATAACCACTATCAAAAATTGCATAAGAAGAATTTCTGTTGCCAATTTGGCCGAAGAAATTAATTATATTATCTGTTTGGTCGTTGGTTGTCAGGAATCTTGGAGTAGAAGAACCAGGTTCTGGTTCGGATACTACGCTATATCTGTGTGGAGAAATTACTGCTACGCAATCCTTTCTGATCCCTGCAATAGAGATAAGTTTAGATGCCTTAGAAGCAGACTCTGTAATTGATCCCAATCCAGGTCCCATGATCAAATAATCGACCGCAATTTCATCTTTGTTTCCAAATAAATCGTATGCAGTTGCCAAAGATCCAAGATCAGCTGTCATTGTTCCTGTTGTGCCAGGAGTTGCAGAAGAATAATCTTTTCCACCTTCCAGGGTATAAGTTTTATTTCCAAGAGCACTAAATGTTACATCTTGCGTCTCTTTATTCCACTGACCATTAGAAAGAGTGACTGCTGCAAATCCCGAAGAAAATCCTGTTTGTGCCACCAAAGAAGAATCATCAGAAGGATTATCACCAACATAAAGATACTTGGAGTTTTGTGCAAGATATTCTTTCCACCAAATTCTTTGTGGAGAATTTATTGCCGATACTGAATCAGTTGCTTTTGATAAACCTACAAACTTCTCTAAAAGATTTCCTTTGATTCCAGTAATTGTTCCGATATCATCTATAACCGCAACGTGAATCTCATCATTCTTTGAGTTTCTATCTACAGCATATTGTGAGGTTCCTGGTTTTGGTGCAATCGAACTCCACAAAATATTTCCATTCTCTAATATAATAGATTGTTGATCATACCAATCAGAAACTGCAGATTCTGATGTAGAAACCGCAACTGATACTACTTCAACACCGGCACTATTAATAACTACCGTATTTCCTGGTCTAATTGATGCTGTTTGAACTCTAGCAGAGTAACCTGGGAATTCTTCTTTACTTGTTGATGTATTAAATCTTGAAGTAAATTTGACATCAACAGTGTCTGTTCCAACTCCAGTAATAATGCCCTTTAAGTATCCTGTAAATGATGATGTTGCGCCAACACCTGACAAAGGTTCGTTTGTAAGTGCGACTGAAACACCGTAACCAACTACTGCTTGAGTTACTGCAGTTCCAACGTTTACAATTTGATCTGCTCTGTTGTCAATGACCGCTACTTTAAGGTCGTTATACTTGGATCCAGGATTCTTTGCTGCAAAGATATATGATGCAATATCATCCGAATGATTTGCATTATAGTCGTCAAAATTTTTGATTTTAAGATCTGCAGTGCTTCCTGTTCCTACTGTCAGCACATTTGCATTTTTTAATTCTGCATCATCAACTCTGACGACTTTAAGAACGCCACCATAAGAAAGAAAACTCGATGCGCTCATCCAATACTCATACTGCCCATCAAGATCGAGGGGTTTTCCAAAAACATCAATAAGTTCTTGTTCAGTAGTGATGTCAATCGCTTCCTCAACAGGGCCAACTGGGAAGGGTCCAGCAATAGCACCAATATTATCTAAAACATTATTAGCTCTTCCTACCGTTAAGTCAACCTCCCTGACAAGTACGCCGGGAGATAATTGAGGAGTCGCCATTTTTTTCTCCTAAGTTCTCATTTACCTAAAAATATTTATTAAAAAGCATTGCTTCATTTGAAGGAACACTGCATGAACACTACCAGTCCGGATATTCCCAAATATTTTTGTCTTTACAATATGACTTTCTTGACATCTTTATTCTTTTTATGGTACAGTGTTTACACTCATATGAATACGATGATAAATTATATTTGTTTCTTCTAATTTTATAAAACCCATCTATTAAATCCTTAGTTTCTCCACATATTCGACAGATTCTCTCTGTCAAATATAAGTGTTCTGTTTCAAACTGATCATTTAAATCCATTACCTATAGTCCCACATATATGACATATCTCCATACTCATCAGTGAACCATCTATCTCCCGATTCATCTACAAAAGTTTTTTCGTCGTCTAAACCATCTATTATAAATCCAAAGGGAGACATGTCTTGCTCTATTTGATTTTTTTGTTCTTCGTATAATCTTTTTCTAATATCTTGATCTGTAAGTTCTTTAAAATAATCCTGAGCAACTAACCATGCATATATCACAAGGCACATTGCAAGGTCGTCATTACACCCATCTTCTGCCTCAAATGAGTTGTGCTTAGAAATAAAGGTTGTAAGTTCAGAAATAATCTCATAATCATTAAATATGAGTTTATCTTCTTCAATAATTGTCTTTAAGTTAAGTGCTCCAACCTTCTTAACGGTTTTGGACATTTTAACTCCAAGTTGTGTTTTCTTTCCAGAAAAACCTTGACCCACAATTTGACCAGCTCTTCCTCTCATAGAGCACATCAAAACGTTTTGATACTCTAAGTCATAGTGAAGTAATGATGCTACTTGATCTCCAATATCATTAACTTCGCAAAGAATATATGCCCCATTATAACTTTTTGCCAATTCGTATATTATATTTGGGAACATCATAGGTTTAATTTCATTGTTCCTATACTTTGCCACCAGTCTATGAGGAAACTCTGTAATATCAATAACTACAAATGCGGAATAATCTTCACTAACTCCTCTGGCAACATCAACAGTTACAACATAATCGTGATTTTCCTTTGGATTTTCATAGACATCAAGTCCAGCATTTGTTTTTATTGGATCATTAAAAACGAGAGATTTTAACTTTGAAGGAGCAATCAAAGTATCAACAGATCCTAAAAATTCGCACTCAAACTCTACCTTAAACTGCTGCTCTGATGTATTTGCAATAGTTTGTGCTTTCCACGCAGAGTCTCTTCCTGGAACTTCTGACCAATGGACATCTGTGGGAATATATTCATTTTTTCCCCTCTCAGCGTCGTGCCAATACCTATAAAAATGGTTCATCCCGTGAGGGGTAGAAACCATTATGACTTTTGTGCTTTTACCAGAAGTAATAGTAGGATAAACAGATGCAAAGAAGGAATCTGCGATATGGTTTGGAACGAAAGCGAACTCATCGAGAAAGAGGATATTGAATGACATGCCTCGGACAGCACTTGCAGACGTAGAAGCAGCCAGTATCTTTGATCCATTTTCTAACTCAATGTTACCTCTGTTCCATGCTATAATACCCTGTTGCATCCATTTAGGCAAGTTCTCATAAGCAGTGGCAAGTCTTCCAAGAAGTTCTCTTGCAGTTGCCGCTTTGTTTGCCAAAATACCAATGTTTACACTATCATTAAAAATAAGATAATGAAGTAGATAAGATACGACAGTTGTAGACTTTCCAGTCTGCCTAGGCATCTTGCATATATTAAATCTATTCTTATGAAAATTATTAATTAATTTCTCTTGAAAATTGTATGGTTTGAATTGTGTCAATCCCTCATCAAGAGAAACAATCTTAATGTAATTGTTTGCAAAATAAACTGGATCATCTTTACATTTTACAAATTCAATAATTTGCTCTTCTGTAAATTCTATTGCAGTATTTGCTTTTTTTAATAAAGGATTGCCAAGATATACTTCACTCATAAAAATTAGTCCTCAATAAAAGTTATTGCACAATCTGCTTTTTGTAAAACTGAATCTGATGAAATTGCCATCGTCAATCTTCTTTGAGGTGGAAGAACAATTCTTAATGCATCAAGATCAATTGTTTCTGGAGCACCAGAGGTAACACAAAATACTGCTATTGGATCTCCATCAGTAATTGCTGTATCTGTTCTTGAGTATGAAGATGCGTTTCCAAGAGGTGTAAAATCTAAAGGATCATTGGTTGTTGGATCGAGATATAAGTAAATAAAGCATGGTGATGATGAAGATGATGTTGTTAAAGCACTAATTTTTTTTATTATAAGTTCTCTTGTATTAATTTTATTGTTAACGATCATACCACCTTTAATGGTAAGAAGATGAAATTTTGTACCACTGCTATTCATTCCACCAGTTTTTGTTCTAAATGCAGCAATTGGATTTGTTGTGGTATTAATAATACCTTCAATTGCACCCATCAAGGATGCACCAGAAACGGATACGCCAACGCCAGGATTTCCATCCAAATTAGCAGCAACATAACCAACCTTAAGTGATGGATTGTCTAAGTGAACTGTATTATTTCTATTTGCATAATGAATATGATGAATTGGCATCATGTCACCAGTCAAAGGATTTTCTACTGCAAATCTCATTTCGCCAACACCCAACCAACGGAAATTGATTTGGTATACATTTAGTTTAGTTGGATCCAGCGTAACTCCTGATGGGTTAGTAGTTCCACCAACACCAGTCATACTATCAAAGTTCCAATCCTCTTGATATGTCCAATTGCTAGTATGATTTACTCCTGATTGTGCAGTTGTAGATGTTGCTACAAAATCTCCATTACTTACAATAGAAAATGTTCCTACCTTTGGACCTACACTTGTAGATAGAAAATCAATAAATCCATTGCTATAATCAGTAATCCAACCAGGAAATGTATTGGTGCCAATACCAGTTGCATTCTGTGTTATTGTTCCTGATTCGATGGTAAATGTAGTCGCAACTCCGGCAAGAGTGACGGTTATATTTTCCGTTCCGCTTGTTGGCGTTGTAATAGAAAATCTATGAATGTGTGCCTTACCACCATTCTCACGAAGAATGCCAAATTTTCCATCAGTATTAAAACCAACTTGAAGTGCTTGTTCTTGTGAAAAGAATCCAGCTCTTTGAGTATATCCTTCCACACCCCCAGAAAATTGTGCTGTAAATCTTGTCAGAGCACCTTGTCCTGGACGGTATCTTACTGCCCTTTTAGAACGAATAACTCCATATCCATAAGCACCAGTTCCTGTTGATACCTCCATCAAAGTACTAGAAGTTGTGATACCTGTGCCAAACGAATAAGTTTCAAATCTATCCGAATTCAATCCATAAAGTCCATCAAGTTGAAAAACTGGAGTAATGGGAACAGAAATATTTTCTCCAAAAGCACTACTACCGCTTGCAGTTCCATGACACCCATCAATATTGCCGTATCTATCAGCACACATATAAACTTCAAAAAGACTTCTTTCTTGATTTAGATAGTCTTGATTATTTTTATTCCACTGTGCCATAACTCAAATCCACTCTAATTTTGAAGGGTGATATCTACTTGTACTTTTTATTTTTGTGTTATTTTGTTTTGCTGGATAAATTTGATGAACAACTGCACCTGGATATTCTCCCTGAAGATCTTCTCCAAGTTCTTGTTTTGATGGAAGACCGGACTTTGTTACCATCTCAAATCTGTATAAGTTACCTTGCCAGACTACATCAGCAAGATAACTCTCACCAACTTGTTTTTGTTCTGGTTGAGAGTTGATGTAAAGACTTCCGTTAAAGTCTCCAGATATGTTTACCGATTCTGATAAAAACTCTTTAAAACTTTTCATACTAGCACTTCCAACGGCGACGGGCTTTACAAACTGGTTTATCTGGTGTGGATGAGCAATCGATGTTATGTATGTCTTGCT